CCGTCGTTGCCGGTGAGGTAGGTCGTTGGCATGTTTCAGGTCGTTTCGTCCCAAGTCTCCGTCGGAGCCGCACCGCCGGAAAGCTGGAAGTTGAAGGTGATCGCGGCATCCCCTGTCTTTGCGTTGCTCATCGCGATGTCGCTGACGATCGCGTCGAAGTGCAGCGTGCAGACCGTTCCGCCCGTCGTAACCGTGCCGGAACCGAGCGCATGCAGGTAGACTTTCGCTCCGCTGGTCGCCCACTTAGTCGTGTTGACACCGGGACCGGCAGCATCGGCGATCATGAAGCCACCTGCGGATCCGCTCACATCATGCACTCCGAGCCGGCGTCGCCTAGCGGCATCCGAGAATCCGGAGATTTCCGACACGACACGCGAGAAAGTCGCGTTCCACACATTGAACTGCGCGTTGTGCTGCGTCCCGAAGGACACTCCGCCGTCGTTTCCGATGAGGTAGTTGGGCATTTCAGGTGCTCGTGCGTGTTCCTATGGCTCTGAATCGCGAGGTCGTGCGTATCGCGTCGTCCTCGACTTCCGGAACGCCACGCGATTCCGAACGCAGGACGATACGATCATACCCGGTCGGATTCAGCTCCCTGTTGTCCAGCAAGACCGCAAGACTTTCGGACGCGGACAGGCCTGCCGTCACTCCGCCAGATGTCTGGTGGAACTGGTCGAACTCGATGGTGATCCGTTCACGCGAAACCTTGTTCGTGGCGAACACCGGCTCGATGATGTGGTCCACGACACGGTACACGCATAGCGGCAGCGTCGCGTTCTCAGGTGCCACATTGAGATACACGCGAGTCCCGAGCGTTTGATACCACGATGTCAACTCCGTGGAAACCAACGCAGAGTTCAAGGATCTCAGGAATTCGTTCATGCTTCATTTCCTCAAGATCGCGCTCTGAAGTTCACGGCGAATGTAAGACGCGAACACATCCGTCGCCTTGTCCCGGACGACCTCGACAGCAGGCATGATGTATGGCCGCTCCTCTATCTTGACGGACCGGTTCCGGCCTGCGTAGCCGCCATACTCAAGGATCGCCGCATAGGGAACCTTGCTGGCAGACAGGATCCAGCCGATCTTCCGGTTCTTGCCGAACACCTTCGGCTGTGCCTGCCATCCGTTTCTGAGTCTGCCGGTCTGGGTGGCCGGAGGCTCGCCGGGACCCGATGATCGTGCGGGATTCCCCCAGTACCAGATGCCGCTTCCGCCTTGACTGAGATTCCTGCGGATTTCCCGCTGGACCTGCAGGATGACATCCTGAGATCCATTCTTGCATCCTTCGACGATTGCGTCGACGATGACTCGCTTGTCGAAACTCCAAGTTGTCTTGCTCATGTTCTCGGCAAATCCTCTTGGAGATCGACGATCATGTGATACAGCGCATCGCTTGTCGCTCGATCATCGGGAACGCGCACGGATTCCACGCGATATGTGCGCGTCGCGGAGTTGATCGTGACTCGAACGAGATCGGTCTCGCGGAGATCGGTTCCCGGAAGGCAATACAGGGTCGCGCTGAACTGCGTGTTCTCCCGTCCGTATCTATCGCCTGCGGAACCGGAGCCTTCCTGCAAGTAACCGCTGATCGTGGCCGTCGCGGTCGCTGCCGTCGTGCTGGCGACGACGGCTCCAGCAGCGTCCCGTCCAGCCGTCGGACGGATTCGCGTCAGGCTGCGCCCGTATGCAGTGATGAGAGACGGAATGCTCACCGGATCCTCGTCTTGGCGCCTAGCCTCATGCGAATCATCTCCTGATACCTTCCGGTGGGAGCGTTCGTGTACGAGTAGTCGCCGAGACTCTCGCTCTGCACTCCGGTGTCTCGCTTGCGGTCCCGATACAGGCCGGCTGCGATCTCAAGGCACATCTGCTCGATGTCGTACGGGACGGTCTCGTATCCGCCGACATAGTGCAGCAAGACATTGCGATTGCCAGCGCGGAACTCCGTGAACCAGTGGTCGCTCGGCCACGAATCCGATATCAGGTGAATCATGCCAGCGGCGTAGTCGACTCTCGTGTCGATCGTCACATCCCACGCAGCGGTCAGGAATGCCGTCGTCCCGTAGACATTGAATCCGCCCGTCGGATGAAGCAGTTGGACCGGACCGTTCATCAGGCTGGCTGCGATGAACCCTGTCGTGCCGTCGATCGCCGTCGCCATCGCCGCGATCGTCTTGTGCGAGCCGAACGAGAGCGAGGTCTGATGCTTCTGGCCCGACGCATCGAGACGGCAGAGGTACACCTTGTCCTCTTGCACATGTACGCTCAAGCCGATCGCGTCCGCTGCGGGATCGCCGGAAACGGTGATAGCGGTGTTCGATCCGACCGCGACACACTCGATCCTCGTGATCGGAGGATTCCGTACGGAGATGCTGCGGGTGTTTCCGGCCACATCCCGCCATTCCCAGTACTCGCGCGACATGATGTTCCGGCCGAGCGTGTTCTCGATCATCGCGGAAGCTGCGTCGATGGAATCCTCCAGCAGTCCCTCGTCCGTGCCTGCCGACAGGCCGAGGTAGGTCTGGAGCTTCGCGAGCGTGGTGAGGGCGTATGCGTCGACGGCCATCTGTCACCTTGCCCAGTCGGGCTTACCGTGGTTGATGAACTCACTATGGTACTGGTGCCTCGCGGACAGGGTCCGGTCCGGCCAAGACACGACGACCTGCATGTGGCCGATGCGAACCCGATTGGCCTGCCACACGCGATAGCCGGAACGCTTCCATTGCTTCCAGAACTGGATGTCGTCGTCCACCCTGCCCTCGCCCCAAGTCCCGTCCGGTGCCGGCTGCCCGTGAAACCACGGACGAGGGAGGTTCCTGAGCGCATCGGCACGGATCAGAGTCAGGCCGAAGTGTGCGGTCGCCACCTCGATCGCATCGCTCTCGATCTCTTCCAGCGTGAGGCTCGTTCGCGGATTTCCAGCATCGTCGCTGCAAGTGATCAGCACGGTCTGACGCTCGCGCCCGACCTGCATCGCAGCGACCGCATCGAGGTTCCGCTTCTTGGCCAGCCGATAGAGGGACACGATGTCCTCCCGACTGAAGATGCTGTCGTAGTCGATCGTAAGCACCCACTCGATCGCAGGCTTCGCGATGGCCTCGGTCATCAGGCGAGAAAGACACTGGCCCCAGAACGCTCCCGTGTGCTTCGTGAGATTGATCTTCAGCGGCAGGCACGCTCCGATCGAGCAGAACATGTTCTCCGTCCACGCAAGTCGTGGCATCGAGATCAGTCCCTCGACATTCTGCAGTTCGGTGATCGGCTCTACCTTGCTGCCGCGCATGCCGAGCCACATGTCGTCGGGTCCGCATGCCCACGATCCAATCTCGTCGAGGCCGGATTGCCTCAGCAGTTCCTGAACCTTCCCGCGATTCCAGATGGACTTGTGCTCGCCCTGCGTCCCGATCAGGCGGAACTCCACATCGGCGGCAGTTCCGTTGCGATAGGCGTCAACGCAACGGTCGAAGTCAGGCACGGAAACAAGCAGCTCACCTCCCACCTTGAGCTTCTTGATCCATTCCTTCATCGCCTCCAGCGCCTGCTGTCCGGTGAACTGCGTGATCTCGTTGCGGACCTCGATCGAGGCTAGCGTCCCGTCCCGTACATTCGCCAGTTCCGCATGCCCGTTGAGCTTGATCCGACTTTCGGCCTGCTGTTCGTTCGTAATCTCGATTGACATCCCTGTTCCTCTATGAGAGCAGGCGAGCGTCACGAGACGCTCGCCTGCGGAGTCGCGTGCGGCAGGGATGGTATCAGACAGCCGTGAAGTAGCGAGAGCCTGCGTCGGCCGCCGCGATCGGTGCCGCCTCGCCATTGTCCAAGACCGCGATGGCGGTCGTGGTGTTGGCCGAGGTTCCGCCGATGATCGCAAGACGCAGGTAACGCTTGCGAGCGCGGGTATCGACGCCGATGACCGCAAACGCATTGGTCACTGCGGTGCTGGTGTTGACTGCAGCAGGCAGGCCGGAGGTGATCGGGAACCCGGCAATCGCCGCGAATCCGGTGCCATCCGTGATGTCCGACTGCTGGATGGAGATGGAGGTCGGAATCGAGGTCGCGGTAGCGCAGATAACGCCGATGTGGAAGGTGGCGTAGTCGAAGCCACGAGTGTCTACGGCATTGCCGACAGCGCCGGTGCCGCCGACGATGCTTTGGGAACCGATCGCAACGATGGACTTGACATTCTGAGAGGGATTCATGTGTCGAACCTTTCAGGTGGGGCGGAGGATTGCGCCCCCGCCCCACCGAGGAAGAGGGGTCAGTGGGATCAAAGGAACATGCCGATGATCGGACCGGCATCCGTGGTGTCGCCGACATTGGCGACATTGATGTCGAACCGTTCACTGCCGCGAACCGCGATCTCGTCCTGCTCGAAAGCGTTGAGGGCGGAATCGCTGAACGCGATGGCAGTCTGCTTGCGGTCGCCGAAGTACGCAGCCATCGAGAGGTCGCCGAACAGCAGCGGAACCGAATCGTTCGCA